GTGAAGGAACTCGGCGCGCGCACCATCGCGGGTCTCCGCGACAACGTGTCCTATCCGAAGCAGACCGGCAAGGCGTCCGGCTCGTGGGTGGGTGAAAATCCCGGCTCCGATGTTGCGGACTCCGCGCTGACGCTCGGCTCCATCGCAAGCTCTCCGAAGACCTACCAGTCCTCGACGAGCTATTCGCGTCAATTGCTCGCGCAGGCGGTCATCGACGTGGACTCTCTGGTCCGCGAAGACCTGTCGCGCGACATGGCGCTCGCGCTCGACTCCGTCGCCGTCAATGGCGGCGGCTCCAACCAGCCGAACGGCATCGGTTCGACCAGCGGCGTTCAGTCCTACAACATGATTGCGGATTCGGGCAACGGCGGCGCTCCGTCGTGGGACGACATCGTGATCATGACGCAAAAGCTCGAGGACGCGAACACCGACCAACTCGGCGAGGGCGCGTGGCTCACGACGCCGAAGTGCAAATCGAAACTGAAGCGCCTCGGAAAGCTCGCGAACACAATCGCGCTGCCGATCTGGGCCGACGACAACACCGTCGACGGCTATCGCGCCCGGTCCTCGAACCAAGTCAGCAGCACCACAACGAAGGGCAGCAGCGGCGCCACTCTCTCGTGGCTGATCCGCGGCATCTTCGAGACGATGGTCATCGGCATGTGGGGCAGCGGCTTCGAGCTCGTGGTCGATCCGTACCGCCTGAAGAAGCAGGGCATGATCGAACTCACCACGTTCATGCTCACCGACGTCACGCTGAAATACCCGACCGCGTTCGTCGTCGCGAAGAACGTCATCACCACATAGTTTTCACCCCGGCGCTCCGGGAGGCGGTCACCACCCGGAGCGCCAACACCCCGGCGGAGCACGGGCGGGAATCGCTTCCCGTCCGTCGCTTCGTCAGAAAGAAAAAACGTCACAGCGAGGGACGTGCAATGAAGAACACGAGAACGGTAAAGCTAACTCGTTCGATCCTGCTCTCGAACGAGCACGCAGAAGAAGGCTCCGAGCACGAAGTCGCGCGCGCTCTCGCGAGCCGGCTTGTTGGGGAAGGCTCCGCAATTTACACCGACGACGAGGAAGCTCCGACGTCGGTCAATCGGATGGAATCGCCGACGAACCGCGATCCCGAATCGAAGCCGATTGCGCCTGCGAAGGCGAAGGTCAAGAAGGGCGACGAATAATTGCCGGTCCCGTCCACGTCTACCGCGTTCGGCGATGCCGACATTCCGTCTCTCATGGCGGACATGGGCATCGCTGTGACGGTGGGAGGCGTGGGCGGAATCGGTTTGCTCGACGAGGCGGACTCCATCGAGGTGAACGATCAGAATCGCGGCGGCGTGGTGGTGCTGGCGACGACCGTCACGGTCCAGACCTCGGCGTTTCCGGCAGTGAAGATTGACGACGCAGTGGTGATCGGCTCGAAGCATTTTAAGGTTCGCGAACGTCTCCGCGTCGGAGATGGCGGACTTACGAAATTGATTCTCGGAATCGGAGGCTGATATGGCAACGGATCAGACCGCGCCTGGTGCCGCGCGAATTTTCAAGACCGCGCGTGTCGCTGTTCACCTGATTGCTTCGCAGCAGAGCATTGTCGACGTGCTCTGGCCGACTCCGTTCACCGACGACAGCTACACCGTTTCGGTCGCTGTCGAATATCCGGCTCTCGCCGGTCCGACCGTGGGAAATGCGGTGATCGGTTCTTTTGTCAGAAAGACCGATCACTCGGGAATTTCCGTCGACGTGGAGAACGCCGACTCTTCGAATCCCATCGACGTGGTGCTTCACGCGATGGCGGTTCACGACTGAGGAGAAGAAGTGAGCGCTTCGATTCGGGAGCAGATCATGGCGGCACTGGTGGCCGCTCTGCAGGCCGGTGCCGGGGGTTCCGGGATCACCGGCTTAACGATCCACCGCGAACGCACTCGCCAAATCGAAACCGATTCCCTCCCGGCGATCCTCGTGTACGCCGATGACGATATCCCGAACACTCTCGGGTCGCAGACTTACGCGGCTCCGCTAACCGAGCGCAAGCTCACGCTGGCGGTGGAGTGCAGGGCACAGGGTTCGGATGGGGTCTCACCGGACGAGACTCTCGATCCCATCCTGGTTTACGCAGCAAAGACGGTGCTCGCGAACGAGAAGTTTGGCGGACTCGCGAACGGCGTCGAAGAGGGAAAGACGCAGTGGAACTCCCGCGAGGGAGACGTTCCGGTTGCTGCGGCTCGCCTCAGTTTCACGGTCAGGTACCGGACGAGCAGGCTCGATCCGACTTCGAAGTCATAGGAGAAAAAAATGAGCATCAATTATCCAATCGCGCACGTTCCGATGCTCGGCAAAGGTTCGATCCTGCTCGACAGGTTCGATCCGGTGACCGGACTCCCCACGGGGTTTCAGCATCTCGGCAACTGCACGAAGTTCGAGCTCGACGTGAAGGACGACGTCGCCGAGCTCTACCAGTCGCTGAACAAGAACGTGACTCTGATCGCGACGGCGGTGAAAAAGCGCCAGCCGAAAATTTCGATTACCGGCACGGACTTCAACGCGGATCACATGGCCATCGCGCAGATGAGCACGGGCAAAACTTCGCTCGCGACCACCGCGACAACCGTCACCGCGGAGACACTGATCACCGCGGCGCAGGCCGCGACCGCGAAGGGTCGCTTTTTCCGCGCGGCGAACTTCAACGTCGACGGCTCGGGCACTCCGCCGGTGGTTTCGCAGAACTCCGTCACGCTCGCTTCGCCAGCCGATTACCAGCTGGTGGACGCCGTGAAGGGGATTTTCTATATCCCGGTCGGCTCAAGCATGGACGGCACGCACGCCGTTACGGTGACCTACCACACGCTCGTGGGTTCGCAGGACCAGGTTGCCGGTGCGACGGTCCCGTTCGTTCAGGGACACCTGCTCTTTGTCCCCGATCCGGTCGACGGCCAGAAGATTCAGTGCGACATCTGGCGCGTGAATCTCAACCCGAACGGCCAGATTGGTCTGATTGCGGACGACTACGGAAACTGGTCGCTCGACGGGAACATCCTCGACGACACGGCGAACCATCCGAGCGCGCCCTTCTATCTGTACTCGTTCTTCTAGGGCTGAGTGAGGCAAGGAAGGGGCGCAAAGCTCTAGGAGGATTGCCGGGGGTCCACGCTGGGACTCCCGGCAAATCTTTCAAGAAGTTAGCGGGCGGCTCCCGCCGTCCCGGAGGAAATGATGCTCGACGGAAAATTCACTCTCGACGGTCGGAACTTCACCGGCATCTCGCACTCTCTTTCCGCAAATCAGGACGACTACATCGTGGCGCATCTCCGGCTCGCCGGGGCGCTCGAGGTGCTTCAGGACCTCGACGGTGTTCGCCGTTCGCCGGAGCAGCGTGCCGAGGACCTGCTGACGAGGATTCTGCTCGCCGGGAAAACGCACCACGTTCTCGCTGGATGTCTCACCGAGGACGGCAAGAAGTGGAGCCGCGAGTCTGCGGACGCGAACGCCGCTCGGTTCTCGGAGATCACAGATCCGGCGCAGAAGATGGCCATGCGTTCCTACGTGGTGGAGTTCGTCGCCGTTTTTTTTTCGTTCGTGGCGAAATCGTCGGGGACTTCCCCGAAATCTTCGCTCCCGACCGGAAAGGTCCGCCGTACAAAGAGCGCGGCGCGGTAGATTTTGGCGACTTCGCGCCGATCCTGCGCGAGGTGGCCGATCACGATTACGGGAGGGTTCTTGAAGTCCGGGACTGGCCGCTCAGGGAAGTCATGCTCGCTTACATCGAGCGCGCGAAACTCGCGGCGCTCCGGTCCTATGAGACGCAGCTGCTCGTGTGGAGTTCACTCGCGCCCTATCAAAAGCGGAAGACCGATCCGCCGTCGATGCCGCGAATCTTGACGAGGTGAGGAATGGCAGACGCACCAGAGATCAAAGTAAAACTCACCGCCGAGGACACCGGCGTCGCCGCCGCGATCCGCGCTCTCTCTGACCGTCTGAAGGACCTGAAGAAGCAGCAGGACTCCGTGGCCGGCTCCGCGGAACTGATGTCGAAGGCGTTCGAGAAAATCGCCGGGATCGGAGCCGCCATCGGGATCGAGGAGTTTGGGCGAGCCGCGTTCAACTCCGCCGTGGACATCGGGAAGATGTCGGACAAAACCGGGATCACGACCGAGACTCTTTCGGTGTTCCACAAGGTCGCGGAGGACGTGGGCGCTTCGACAGAGGCCATCGACAAAGGGCTGATCAAGGCCGCGAAGTCCATCGCCGAGTTCGAGTCCGGCACGGGCAAATCGACCAAGGCGTTTCAGGCGCTCAACCTCACACAGAAGGACTTCGCCGGTCTCAACTCCGATCAGAAAATCCGCCTGGTCACAGAGCGCCTCGGCTCGCTCGAGAAGGGGTTCACCAAGTCCTACATCCAACAGCAGATTTTCGGCAAGGGTTCGAGCGATATGGTGCTCGTGCTGAATTCCCTCGCGGCGCAGGGATTCGACAAGGCGACAGAGGCGACTTCGAAACTCGGTCTGCTGCTTTCCCAAACGACTGCCGATGATTTTCGGGCGGCGAAGGCGAGCATCCAGGAGCTCGAGGACGTCGGAAAGGGAATGGCGACGCAGTTCGAGGCCGGTCTGCTCCCGGCGATCTCGGACGTGGGCGAGGCGCTGGTGGATTCGCTCACACAGGGCGGCGTCGGCTTTAAGGACATCGGCAAGGTCGCGGGAGACACCGTCCGCGGCATCGCTCTCGTGTTTTTGGGACTCGGGCAGACGATTGGTTCCATCGCCGAGGGCATCTACGAAATCTTCCACTTCGCATGGGAGCAGATCAGCGGCGATCTGAAGAACACTCTCGACGTCGGAGCGCTGGCGATCCACGGGAAGTTCAAAGAGGCGAACGACCTCGCGACCGCGCACGCAAAGCAGAACATCGCTTCGATTGGCGAGGAGTTCGAAAAGCAGAAGGCGATCTTCGGGTCGCTCGGGGACTCGTTCAACCAGGACGTGAAAAACCTATTTCCGTCCGCCGAGGAGGAGGAGAGGCGCCGCAAAGAGAGGCTCGCGAAGCTCCGGGTGGAACCGGACAAAGAGACGCACGCCGAGATCACTTCCGGCGCGCCGACCGACGCAGCGGCTCGTGCCGCTCTCGCGCTTCTCCAGAAGCAGCTCGAGGACGAACTGGCGATCCACCGGGCGCAGGCGAAGCAGATCGAGCAAATCGAAACGGCGGAATACGACAAGGGCGAGCTCTCGCTGAAGGACTATTACGACCGCCGCCGCGCGCAGGTCCAGTCCGACGCGCAGGAGGAGGTCGCGATCCTGCAGCGCGGTCTCGAAGCCGCCAACGCCGCCGCAGCCAAAGCCGCAATCGCTAAGACCACCGCCGCGACACCGAAGGAGGCCGATAAGCAGGAGGCGACGCGCCTCGAAGCTCTGAAGCAGGTGGACGAACTGCAGACCAAAATCACCGTGGCGCAAATCTCCGCGGCGACGAAGGTCACCGCTCTCAACGACGAGCAGTTCAAGAAGACGCAGGACAACCAGCAGAAGGTTCTGGAGTTCGAAAAGGAAATTCAGAAATCGAAGGCCGATCAACGCGCCGCCGCCGAGCAGGAAATCCAAATCGAGACGCAGAAGCTCGCGGTGATCCTGAAGCAACAGGGTCTCTCGCAGCAGCAGGTGGACGCGGAACTAGCGCGTTTCCGTGTTGCGAAAGAGGCGCAGGTCGACTTCACCGAAACACAGAACGAGGGCGCAGCGCAGCTGAAAATCCTCGCCGATCAGCGCGCTGAAATCGAGGACCGCGTAAAGAACGGGCAGGAGTTCGAACTCACCGGCCAGCATCAAATCCGCGATCTCGAGTCGGCGCGGCTCCCGGTTCTCCAGAAAATCGCCGATGAACTCACCCGGCAAGCCGAGGCGACCGGCGACGTGCAGAAAATCGCGCAGGCCGCGGACTTCCAGAAACAGGTTCAAGCCGTCTCAGCGCAGGCGAACTTCGCAGGTCAACAAATCGCCACGCTGAAGCAGGGACTCCAGACGTCTCTGCAGTCCGGCTTCACGAACTTTTTCACGTCTCTCGCGCAGGGAACGAAGGGAATCGGCGACGCGTTCCGGGGTCTCGCTTCTAGCGTGATCGGCTCGCTGCAGCAAATCGCGGCGCAGATGCTCGCGCAGCTCATCCTCACAAAACTTCTTAAGGCTGCTCTCGGAGGATTCGCTGGCGGCGGTCTCGTGCCGAGCGCTGGCGGTTTGCCTGGTCACGCAGAAGGCGGACTCATTCGCGGTCCGGGCGGTCCGACTGCCGACGCGATTCCCGCGCGCGTTTCAGCAGGCGAGTACATCGTGAGGGCGGACGCGGTGAAAAAGTTCGGAGTCGGAAACCTTGAGGCGATCAATCGCGGAATCGAAATCCCATCGCTCGAGCGCCTCTCGCTTCCCAAGTTCGCCGAGGGCGGACTCGTGGGCAACGTCGGAGGCGGCGGTGGCAATTCGCAAATCCATCTTGGCATCGGTCTCGACGAGGGACTGATCCTGAAGCATCTCTCGAGCAAGGCCGCGGGGAACGTGATCCTGCAGCATCTCTCGAACAATCCGAAGGCGGCAGCGAAGGCGCTTTCGAGGAGCCAATAATGAGCGTGCAAATCGGCACGGCGACCGACTACGCCGATCTGATGAATCAACTCGACTCGTTTCTGACCGGCACAGGACAGGCTCTCACGCCGTCCTTCACCGGGACGGGGAACGGGACCATCGACGCGCACGGCGGCTCCGCAGGCGTCGCCGAGACGATCACCGTAACGTTCTCGAGCTCGACCGCGTTCAGCGTCTCCGGCTCCATCTCCGGTTCGCTCGGCTCCGGCACCGTGGGAACACCGTTCACTTCCACGAAGGCGAATCTAACGGTCACAGCAGGCGGCACGGCGTTCGTCAGTGGAGACCACTTCACGTTCGAAGTCACTCCGCCGTGGACCTCGCACCGTCGCGTCTCCGGTTCCGAGATGATCTGGGAGGCTCCGGGCAATGGCGGACTCGACCACATTTTTCTCGGAGTGAAGGCGTTCTCGAACGTCGGAGCCGATTACTACGATTGGCGGCTCGGCGGGTTTCAGGCTTACGACTCCGGTTCGCCGTTCAACCAGCAGCCGGGTTACGTCGGCGGACCGAGTCAGGCGAGTCCATCGCCGGTGATTCAGCTGTGGAACTCGACGATCCCCTATTGGTTTATCGCGAACGGACGCCGCGTGATCGTGGTGGCGAAAGTCTCGACCGTCTACACGTCGATGTACATCGGGCTGCTCTCTCCCTACATTTCACCGGGCGCTTTCCCGTATCCACTCGTGGTGGGCGGCTCCATTTCGTTCTCGACTGGCGGCGAACCGGCAGAAGGCTCTGCGGACACCCGCTGGCGCTGGAGCTACACCGGAGCCGAGGTGCAGGTGTTCGCGAAACCATTTTTGAGTGGTCTGTCGAATCCATCGCAGAGTGCTCTGCGGCTCCGCCGTCCCGACGGATTCTGGACCGGCTTCAGCGGTTCGGACAACGAGCAAACCTACGGAAAGACCGCTCCGTACTGCCTGATCTCGAGCGCCAATTCAGACGTGCGCCCGAACCTCGACGGCAGCTATCCGATCTTCCCGGTCGTTCTCGCTGACGTCACTCCGAACGTGTACGGCGAGCTCGACGGCGTATTCGACGTCACCGGCTTTTCGAACTCGGTCGAGAACACCATCACCATCGGCGGGATCAAGCACCTGGTGGTGCAAAACATTTTCAGAAACACGAAGTCGGATTTCTTCGCGGTGCGACTCAGCTAAGGAGAAGCGATGCCTTACCAATCAGGAAGCGCGACGGGTCCGGTCGACCTGCTCCAGCAACTCGCGACGTGGCTGAATTCTGTCGGCTGGACGCAAGACCGCAGCGCCACTGAAGGCTCCGGGTGGACCTACTCCGGTCATCTCGGCGGGAACTACGTCCACCTGCGCGCCACGGTGAACGAGACCGGACCGTGGCAGTCATCGGTTGGCAGCTCGAATTACGGACTCCACATGTACATGGGCACGGGGTTCAGTTCCGGCAACGTGTGGAACGCGCAGACGACCGGAGCGCCCATCGCAAACGGATTTTCGAATCCCATCGGCGTGGGAGTGCTTCTCTCCGCTGGACCGTTTTCGAACTACTACTTTTTCTCGGACTCGACCGGCGACAACATCGTGGTGGTGGTCGAAAAAACTCCGGGACTCTACGTCCACTTGTGTTGGGGAACTTCGCTCATCAAGTCCGGGACGTTCACCGGAGGTCCCTATTTCACGGGCAGCGCCTCGGGCTACTACGCTTCTTATCCCTCTGCCGGTGCGAACATTCCGGGATTCACTTCGAGTTCCGACTGTCCATTTGCGGCGGGTGACCAAATCGGCGGCGGATGCGGTTTCGTTCGCGCCGACGTCGACTCGTGGACGGGGAAATGGATTTCGATCTGGCAAGATCCGTCAGGAGCGAATCAGGGCGACACGGGACGGCGCGGCGATCCGATGACGCCGACGTCAAACATCTTTGCCAATCCCACCAGTTTTCCGCACTACAAAGGGCTGGCTGGCAACCAGAGTTACGACTTCCACAATCTTCAGACGAGCGTGCTCGACGGGCGCGCGAATCTTTTGCCGCTCTACCTCTGGGCGCTCCGGGACGGCACCACCAGCGGGTACTCTCTGCTCGGGCGTCCGCCGTTCATTTTCTTTTCGAACGCCGTCGGCAACGGGTTCACCGCTGCGAGCGAGTACACCATTGGCGGAACGACCTACAAACTTTTCCCGAACTTCGCGGTGGTGAAGCAATAGATGCCGACAGACTTCCCCGGCGTGCGGTGGAGCATCGGGTCCGACGATTACGTCGAACACGTCAACGCGACGGTGAGGTCCGCGACCTCGCCGTGGCTTCCATTGCAATCCGCCAAACAAGGCGGGTTCGACTCCGAGTTCGGTTCTCAGAACGCTCCGGTTCAGCCGGCTGTGAGCATTTCGCACCGGGACGTTTCAGGCATCGTCCGCGACTTTTTCGGCAGTGAACTCTTTGAAAAAATCATCGTCATTCCGCGCGTGAAGGCGCTCGGTTTCGTTCTCTCGGCGACGCAGTTCAGCGTCGAAGTCTGGAACACTTTCCACGGCACGCAGCAGACACTCACGGCGATCAACATCACCGGCACCGGCGGACTCGTGCTGACCGATCCATTCGGAGAGCCTCTGGTCTACTCGGCGATGGATTCGCGAATTTATCAGGCGACCGTCCCATCGGCAGGCGCAGCTCAGATCAACCAGACCGTCGCATTTGTTTTCGTCTCCGGCGTCCTCGGCGCTGATCTCCTGATCACGGGGTCGCGGATCACACTCTTTTCGGTCGCTCCGCAGTGGAGCGAAGGGATGGAGGAGACGTTCGAATTCCTCACGGACGTGCTCGTGGCTTACTCCGATGCCGAGCAGCGCCGCGCCTTGCGCCAGAAACCGCGCCGCGCTATCTCGTTCCGCGCCTTGACGCTCAACGCGCGCGATGCCGCGGGAATGGAGTCTCTCGTCTGGGGATGGCAAAACCAGCCTTATGGCGTCCCGTTCTGGCCGGACGCGCAGCCTCTCGGCTCTGACGTGCCCATCGGCTCTTTCACGATCCCGGTGGACACGACCAATCGGCTTTTTGCGGCTGGTGGTCTGGTGGTGATCTGGAAAGATGAGTTCACCTACGAGGCGCTGGACATCCAATCGCTGACCGACAGCGCCATCACCGTAAGCTCGCCGACGCAGCTCGCATGGAAGGGCGGTCCCGGCGTGCGGGTCGCTCCGGTGTTTCTCTGCAGAATCCCGGATTCGCAGGATATTTCGAGGTTTAGCAGCGAAATCGATCAGGCCGACCTGTCCTTCATCCCCGAGGCCGCGCAGCCGTCACCGGCTCCCGCGATCTCACCCACTCAGTACAAGGGCTTCGACGTTCTCGAAATCTTTCCCAATTGGGCCGATGCGCCGCTCCGCCGCACCTACAAGCGGTCGCTCGTGACGGCAGATCCCAAAATCGGACCGATTGAAGTCATCGACAAGGGCGGCAGCGCGGTGGTGCAGCACGAGTTCCCCTGGTGGCTCGACGGGCATGCGAACATCACCGCCTTCCGCGCGTTCATGCTCCGGCGTTTCGGGCGCTTCAGCGCTTTCTGGTGTCCGACGTTCGATCAGGACCTCGTGCTCGCGAACGACGTGCTGTCGACCGATTCCGGCATCAGGATCAAGAACGAGTTTTACACTCGGTTCTTTTTTCCGAGTCCCTCACGGCGCTACATCGCCTTCATCCCCATCGACGGCTCCGGGAACGTCTACCGGCAGATCACCGCCGCGCACGACAACGGCGATGGCACAGAAAACCTGACGCTCGACGCGCTACCGGGGAAGAACTTCCCGGCGGCGTCGACGATGATTTCTTTCCTCACGTTTGGCCGGCTCGCCGAGGACAAGGTTTCGATCAAGTGGGATCACTCTGATCACGCTGAGTCGCTGGTCGCAATTCAGGAACTTCCGAGGGAACTGCCATGAGTTTTGATTCCGTCGAAAAATCCGGCGCGACCGCACAGCCATACGAGCTCTATCTCTTCCAGACGACCGGGCTGAATTTTGCTTTGACCAACTCTCCCGATCCGATCACCCATCTCGCGCAGGTCTACGCGCCCACCACCATCACGCGGACGGAATGCGAAATTTCGAACGAAGTCGTTTCGGGCCAGATCAAAATATACATTCCGAACGACCACCCGCTCGCCGAGCTCCTCATCCCGTACCTGCCGAGCGCGCCCATCGCCGTGACGATTTTCGGCGGACACTTCAACGACGGCGAGGTCGCGGTTCTTTTCACCGGGGAAGTCGCATCCGCGCGCTTCACGGACGAGTGCGAACTCACCTGCAATTCGGCGCAGTACCTGCTCCAGCGCAAAATCCCGCAGCAGCTCTACCAGTCACCGTGCTCGCACATTTTTGGCGATCCGGGATGCGGCGCTGATCTCGGGCAGCACACCTACGCGGGAACGATCAGCGCGATTGATTCCACGGGGACGATCCTCACCATCCCGGCTTTCTCTTCTCTCCCCGATCCGCTGACGGGCGGCTATTTGAAGCACGGCAACGATTACCGCATGATCGTCGCGCAGTCCGGCTCGACGGTGACGCTGATCTCCGCAATCAGCGGTCTCGGCGTGGGCGCTGCAGTGTCCGGCATCGCCGGATGCAATCTCGACTTTTCCGCCTGCCAGCACTACGGCAGGCAAAGCAGTTTTTTGGGGTTCGATCTGATTCCGACGATCAACCCATTCGATGGGAGCGCGTCGATTATCTGACGAGCTCCAGAGGGCGGTGCGATCTTCTTCTGGCTACTGTTACTACTTTTCGTCGCGACAACCGTAGTGGGCGCGCTGCTCGCTCCTCATCCGCAGGGGCCGCAGCCGTCGGCGCTCGGGGACTTCTCCGTCCCGACCGCGGAAGAAGGGCGCGCGATCCCGGTGGTGTTCGGGACGTGCATGATCAAAGGCGGAAACACGGTCTGGTGGGGCGACCTCAAATCGAAAGCCATCAAGGTGGGCGGCGGAATTCTTTCGTTCGGGCGCACGCAGACCATCGGTTTTAAGTACTACCTCGGACTACAGTTCATGCTCTGCCACGGTCCGGTAGACGCGCTCGTGGAGATTCAGGCTGACGGGAAAACCGTTCCCGGCACGCAGAGCGTGGTGGACAACGGAAACGGGTCAGAGAACTACATCGACTTCGAGGCGACCGGCGACAAACTTTTCGGCGGCACGGGTCCGGGCGGCGGCGGCGGAATGTCCGGGACGATCCGGTTCTACCGCGGTTTGCAGACGCAGCAGCCGGACGATTATCTCGGCGCGAAGCAGGGCCGGGTCACGACCGACCAATCCGGCATCGGCTACACGTTCCACGGCGTGGGCAATGGTGGAATCACTTCGCTCTCCGCCGGGAGCTCCTCGCTCGAGGAGACGTTCACGATCACATTCAACTCTATCGACGGGAACGTCTCGCACTCGACTTTCGGAAAGGCAAAGTGGGACATCGTGGGTTCCGTCTCCGGCGCGCTCTCGAACAGCGTCGCGAACGCGGAAGGCTCCCACGCGCTCTGGTCCGATCAGGCTTTTTCGAATTCTCGGATCAACGTCACGATCCACACCGGCTCGACGCAATACGCCAGTGGCGACTTCTTCACGATCAAGACGCTGCATTCTCAGGTCGCGCCGACCTATCGCGGTCTCTGCTATGCGGTGTTTAAGCAGCTCTACGTGGGGACTTCGAACTACCTGAAGCCGCCTGCGTTCATCGTTCGCCGCTGCCCGAATCCGCTCGGCGCGAGTTCGGGGTTCAACATCTCGGGCGATGCGAACCCGGTCTACTGCATCTACGAAATCCTCACGAACGTCGACTACGGTTTGGGCATCGATCCGTCGCGCATCGACGCGACTTCTTTCTCGACGGCTGCAGCGACGCTCGCGTCCGAGGCTCTCGGCATTTCGATGATGTTCGACCAGCAGGCGAGTGCCGATCAGCTGATCGGTGAAATCCTCCGCCACTGCGATGGCGTGCTCTACACCGATCCGCAGACCGGCTTGTGGACGGTCAAGCTCGCCCGCGCCGACTACGATCCCACGACGATCCCGGTGCTGACGGTGGACTCGGTTCTCGGAACGCCGGACTTCTCCCGTGGCTCATGGCGTGAAACCACGAACCTCGTGAACATCCGCTACTCGTCGCGCGCTGCGAATTTCGACGACCGCTCCATCCGCGCTTACGATCCGGCGAACGTCGCCGTCACCGGCGAGGTCCGTCCGCAGAACATCGACTTCAAAGGTCTCAGCAACGCGACCAGCGCCGCGCTCGTGGCGACACGCGTACTCAAGACGCTCACCTACCCTCTGGCGAAGATGAAGATTGTCGCGAATCGCAACGCGTGGCAGTTCCGTCCTGGCGGAGTGTTTCGCTTCACATGGGTTCCGCTCGGCGTCGTGAATCAGGTGTTTCGGATCACGCGCATCTCCTACGGCGAACTGCTCTCGGGCAAAATCAGCATGGACGTGGTGGAGGACATCTTCGGGATCAACTCCGTCGCGTTCGTCTCTCCGCCAAGCTCGGGCTGGACGAACCCGGTAGGCGCTCCTCTTGCTAATTCTCACGAGCACGTCGAAGAAGCGCCGCTGCACTTGCTGATGGTGGAGGGTCTCACTCCGGGAACGTTCGGCGTGGCTGTCGCCTCGCACGCACTTGCGACGGCCGCAAACGACTACCAGGTCTGGCGCGATGATGGCGCAGGGTTCGCCGACACCGGGTTCCGCTCCGCTTTTTGTCCGGTGGGAGTTCTCGCCGCGGATTACGGACCGGCGGGAGACGCTCTCGACACCACCGGCTTTACGCTCACGAGCGCTTCGATTGACCTCGCACTTCTCGAATCCTCGACGGACGCCGAGCGCGAGGCCGGCAAGAACCTCCTGATGCTCGTGGGTCCGAATGGCTGGTATGAAATCTGCGCGTGGGAAAACATCACCGCGAATTCGGACGGCAGCTACACGGTCTCGAAGATTCTCCGCGGCGTGTTCGACACGACGCCTCTGAAGCATTCCGCCGGAGCGCTCGTGTTCTTTTTCTCGGACGGCTCCTCGCTGACAAACAACGTGCCGGTCGCGGACAACTCGACGATCAATGCGCGTTTCCTGCCGGAGAATTCTCTGGGCGTGCTTCCCATCTCGAGCGCGGCGACAAACTCCTGCACCACTCGCTCGCGCTACAAACGTCCCTACCCACCGGGGAATCTTCGGATGCAGGGGCAGGCTTATGGCGTTCGCTACACGACCATCGTGGGCGATCTGGTGCTCGCCTGGTCGGAGCGCAATTCGAACGTCGCCGGACTGACTCCGCTGACGCATCAGGATCACACGGACATCACCGCTCCGGGGACGGTGGGGTGGGCTGTCGACGTTTCCATCGGCGGCGTGTCTGCAGGGGCTGAAGTCTCGGCTCCAACGAAAACCGTCACGATCACCGCGGCGGCTCGCGCGGCGATGTCGGTTGGAGCAGGCGACGATCCTCTTGACGTGGACGTGTTCGCGCTCGACTCGGTGAGCACGCTCTACTCGTTCATGCCGCAGCGCGCAACGGTGATCTTCACCGGGTTCGGAATGACTTTTGGCGAATACTTCGGAGGGATTCAGCAATGAGCGTGAGCAACGGACCAAACCTGGGAGTGATGATCAACGCCGTGACGGGCGATTCCTTTCCGACCGATTTCAGAAAACTTCTTCGCGCCATCGACGTGCTCCTGCAGGTGAGCGTGAAATCGAAAACACTCTCGGCTCCTCCGGGATCACCGGCAAACGGCGACCGCTACATCGTCGCCTCGGGCGCGACCGGAGCCTGGTCCGGCCATTCGACGCACATCGCTGTCTGGACGACGGACAACCCGGCGTCGCCTTCCGGCGTGTGGGAGTTCTACACGCCGCAGCAGGGCTGGATGGTCCCGAATCTCGGCGACTCGACCGTCTACGTTTTCCTGTCCGGCGCATGGACCGCGCTTTCCGGCGGAGGTGGAGGCGCTCTTGCGGCTCTTTCTGACGTCGTGCTTTCTTCGGTCGCAAACGGCGACGTTCTCACATACAACTCCGGCAGCAGCAAATGGGTAAACGCTGCGCCGAGTGGTGGCGGTGGCAGCGGGAACGTGAATGGAGACACCCATCCCGTTTCTCCGAGCCCGTTCGACGACGAATTTGAAGGCGGCTCACTCTCTGGAATCTGGACGGCGCGCAACAGTCCGAGCCTCTCGCTCCTCAAAGGCTCCATCGTTTTCACGCAGACCGGCTCGGGATCGGACGCATGGAAGCTGATCACGCAGAGCGTTCCGTCCGCGCCTTACCAGGTGGGCGCAAAAATCCACACGCTGACCGATGCGGCGAACTACATCAACAGCGCCATCGTTCTGTACGAAACGAGCAGCGGAAAAATCATCGAGTTCGGGATGTCCTACAACTCCGGCGTCTGGAGCATCGTCGTTCAGCGCTTCTCGAATTTCAGCACCTACAACAGCACGTCCTTCACTCTCGCTCTTCCCAATCTTCCCGCTCAGAAGCTCCCGTCGTATTTCGCAATCAACGACGACAACACGAACAGGAACTTCCAGATCAGTCACGACGGCATCGCGTGGCACACCGTTTTTTCCGAAGGCCGCACGGCATACTTCACGCCGGACGCGATGGGAATCGGTTTGGACCAGAGCGCCTCGGGCGTCATCGCGCAGATGTCTTGCGATTGGTTCAGGAAACTGTAGGTGTTCGGATGCCACGGGGGGCCAAAGTGAACGGACGGATCAATCACGACGACACGCCGGAGGGTCGCATCGCCGCCGTCTGCAAATCTCTGATGCTGCAGATGGAGAATCGCCACAACAAGACCGGCGTCGGTCCGTCCGTTCCCGACTACGCCGATCTGCGGGACGTGCTGAAGCCGTTCGTCGAACGCGAACTCCTCAACGCTCGGATCGACGAGGCGCGGAAGAACTCCGGCGTCATCCTCACCGCGCGCGTGAAGGAGCTCGCGGCGCAGCTGCAGGCTATCAAATTCCCGGATGAGTTCGACCTATGACTCCCGATCTCTACCATCTGATCTCGCTTGCGTTCGGAGCCGGCGGAGCGTGGTTTCTCATCAAGCAATCGCGTAAAGACGTGAACGGTCTCGGCAGCAAGGTCAACCACGAGGTGAAACAGAACGCGAGGCGCCATCACAACACCGCGCTCGCGCTCATGCTGGTGGCGCAGTCGGATGAGCAGCGCGCTCGCGTCGCGGAACTTTTGAAGGAGCCAGGAGAATGAACTTCCCACTTCCAGTCGAACTGATCTCGGCGATTTTGGGACCGTATGGTCCGCCAGAAAACGTCTCGGCGAATTGGCCACTCGTGGAGGCCGCGCTCGACAAATGGGGCGTCTACACGTCTCCGTACTGTGGTGTCGCCGCCATCGCGACCATCGCCGTGGAGTCCGGGAACTTTTCGCCGGTGAAGGAACGCGGCGGTCCGACGTACCTCACGAATCTGTACGAAAACAGGAAAGACCTCGGCAACACCGAACCGGGCGACGGAGCGAAGTTCAGAGGTCGCGGTTTCATCCAGATCACCGGGCGGTGGGACTACGAACATTTTGGCAGCGAGCTCGGCGTCGACCTGGTGGGGAATCCCGACCTCGCGCTCGGGCCGGACGTCTCCGCCGACATCCTCGCGCTCTACTTCAAGGAGCGCCACATTCCGTTCTACGCGGACCAACAGAATTGGGAGATGGTGCGACGCAGGGTGAATGGCGGTCTGACCGGCATGCCGCGGTTTATGGACGCAGTCACAAAGCTCGTTTCGGCTCTCAAAAATCCGCCGCCTCTGGCGGCAAATTAGGAGGAAGCATGAACATCAAAACGACCGAGGCCAGCCTCGCGAAGTACCACGTCCTTCATCTCGCAGTGGGTTTTTCTTTCGCTCTCATCCTGCTCCTGGTGCCGAAAATCATCGGAGTGGTGATCTGCACGATCCTGCTCGCGCTGGCGCTACCGGCGGCGACGCTCCCCGAGTTCGTCGACAAGAAATACCTCGGTGGGATTCTGATCGTGGCCGGGGCGCTCGTCGCCTACGCTTTGATCTACGGGCTGCACAAACTCTGAGGTGACGCGATGATGGCTTGGCTCCGCAAATTGGCCGATCACGTCCTCGAGCTCACGCGCGGAAGGACGACGGCGTTTTTCCTGATGTTTTTTTTCGCCGGTCACGTCATGGCGTTTCTCGGGAAGATGAACACCGACTACATCGCTTTTGTCGGAGTGCTCGGCGGGTTGGTCCTCGGGCACTCCGTTCAGGAGAATAAATTCGGCAAGGCCGGACCGCCGTTGACGTCCGCTCCGCCGCCAGATGGAGGCACCTGATGTGGGCTTGGCTCGCGATCCCGTGGGTCCGCAAAATCGGCGAGGTCGTTCTGCTCCTGGCCGCGCTCGGCGGCGTGGTGCATTGGATTTACCACTCGGGCCGGGAGGCCGGGGCGCAGGATCAGGCCGGGAAGGAAGTCGAAGCCTCGCGCGCCCAATTCGACCAGATCCGGTCCCAACTCCAGCAGCAGCTCGACGCCGGTCGCGCGAGGGAGCAGCAGCTATCCGAGATGGCCACGAGGTTCGCCGACCTTGCGGCGCAGGCGTCCATGAGGGTGCAGGAAGCGCAGAGGGCGTCTGTGGTGGACGCGGGAAAAGTTCAGGCGCTTCCAGACTCCGACGTCCAGAAAGACCTGGAGGCGAAGCTCGGAGGGCCATTGGCATCTACCGTGGTGCTTCGCCGCGCCGACACGATTGTCACGGACTACCCTCACAAGGTGGAGGAGGCGAAGGCTCTCGCCGGGGAACTCGACGCGACCAAGTCCTCGCTCAAGACCGCGCAGGACCAGACCGCCAACGCCGAGGGCGAACGGGACTCCGCGATCTCCGCCTACAACGGTCTGGTGCCGCTCTATTCGCAGGCATACAATGCTGCTATCAGGGGTCACCGGAAGTGGTACTGCCTGTGGCTCTGCAAACCGAAGCGAGTTCTAGAACTCCCGAATCCCGCAACTCTGGCGCGTCTCAAACCGGGATCGTAAAGTCCTGTAAAACACAGACCGGACGCGGCTTTTCGAGCTAGAATGGCGGGGCACAACATGGCTTCCAAAATCAGAGAAAAAATTGTGGCGAGCGCGATCCGGTGTTTCGCGTCGAAGGGATACCACGGCTGCTCGACAAAGGAAATCGCGAGCCGAGCGAAAGTTACCGAGGGGTCGCTGTTTCGCGTCTGCGGATCGAAAGACAGTCTCTTCGCGGAGGCGCTCTCGAACGCGCTCTCTTCCAAAATCATGAAGCGCAATCAGACGCGCATCGTGATCTTCGCCTTGCTCGAAGGGAAGCCTCTCGACGTTCCGACAATGAAAGCGATTCGCCGCGCTTCCGTCTCTCATCTCGTGATTGGCGAAATTCTCAAGCTGACCAATAAGTAAGCAGATGCGGCGTCGCTCGCGGCGTCGGAGTGCCCACTCCGAAAACGTACCGCTCACTCCCATTGACAACGATTCCTGAGTGATAGTAGAGTCTCAATCGTTCTAGAGAAACTAAGGGCGCGCGGCTCCTCAACAAGACAACTCTCCCTTGTGTGAGCCGCGCGCAGAAAGTGGAACGAGTGAGTGTCGGACCGCCAGCCTGGTCTCGTGGATGCGTTACTCGAAGTGGGACGGCAGCGCCAGCAAGTCCTCGCGAATCTTCGAAGTGCTCTCGAAAGGAACGACCTCGAGAGTGTATGGCGATGCGTGGAGCAATTGCTCGGGAAGGAGAGTCCGCGTGAAGAAAGTCATTGAACTGATCCGCGTCTCGACTCTCGGGCAGGCCGCTGACGACCGGGCCAGCATCCCGGCGCAGCGCGCTGTGAACCGCCGAACAGCTCAAACCTTCGGGCTGACCATCACAAAAACAATCGAAATGACGGACGTCTCAGGCGCGGCTGTGCTCCGCACTCCCGAGATGCAGGAACTTCTCCGTCTGATCTCGGCGGAGGAAATCCACGGCGTGGTGGTGCGCGAGTTCTCGCGCGTCATGCGCCCAGACAACTTCAGCGACTACATTCTCTTTCAGGCGTTTCAGGACACCGGGACGCTGCTCTATCTGCCGGACGGTCCGCTCGACCTCAACACCAAAACGGGAAAACTTGTTGCGGGTCTGCGCGCGATCATCGCAGGGAACGAGCTCTCTGAAATCCGCGAGCGAATCTGGGTCGCGAAGGAGAGCAACCGGCGCGCGGGGAAGCACTCGCAGAGTCCGATCTGTCTCCCGTTCGGCGTGGGCTATTCGCGCGAGCAGGGTTTCTTCTACAAACCAGAGGCAGAGCGCGTGCGCGAAGCCTACCGGCTGCTGCTCTCCGGCCAGCACAGTTACGTCGACCTCGCGAAACTCCTCGGCTTCACCGGGCAGGGCGCGCGGATCACGCTAACAAATCCGATCTACATGGGCTGGCGGGTGTACGATAAAAAACGCGACATGCGTCCGGGAGCGCGGCGCTGCTCCGCCGACGGACGTCAGGGCGACCGGAAAAAAATCGCTCGCGATCCCGACGAGGTGATCCGCGTGAAGGTCATCGATCCGCCGCTCGTTTCTGAGTCCGATTGGAAGCGCGCGCAGGAAATCATCGCGACCAAGATTCGCCGCCACTGGCGTCACCGCTCCGGCGTCACTCCCCAATTCACCTACAACGGCTTTCTCATCTGCTCGGACTGCGAAGGGTCCGTCTACGGCATGAACTGCAGGCGCTTCTACTACGTCTGCTCTCGCCGGATTCGGGACCGCGAACGGTGCAGCGCAGGATACATGGGACGCGACCGCCTCGAGCAAAAGCTCGACGGCATGTTCGCGGAGAAATTCACGGACCGGACGTTCATCACCGATCTGCTCCGGGACGTGGAAGCGAAGTCCGAAACGACGAACGCGCGCGAGCGCATCGCTCGGCTCGAACTCGAGATCAGGAAACTCCGGGAGAAGCGGACGCGGGTACTCGACTCGTTTTTCGAGGGACTGCTTTCGCGCGCTGAACGGGATCAGCGGCTCGCCGACGTGGACACGCGCATGCGTGCCACCGAGGAAGCTCTCCTGCGAGAGGCTCCCGTGCCACGCGTGACGGCGCGCTCGCTCATGACGGCGTTTGCTCCGCTATTCGATTGGCAGTACCTCAACCGGGAAAGCAAGAGGCGGATTCTGGCGGTGACGGTCCCCGAGATTCACGTCGCGAACTACTCGGTTCGCGGCGTCTCGGTGACCTCACCGAGTTTTTTCAGCGACAACGAAAGCCGCATCCATGCGGGTTCCCTAATCGCTGAAAAACCGGACCGCATCTTCATCCCGCTAAACCTCTGAAAAGACGGGAAGGAGACCGGCTGTGTCAAAAACGGAAGAGGCGACGAAGTTCGATTCATTCGTCCGCGAGTTCGGTGTGGAGGAACTCGCGCGGCGGCTTGGCGTCAACCCGTCTGCGATCTACCACTGGCTCCGCGGGGCAACGTCTCCCCATCCGTCGAACGCGATCCGTATCCAGGCGCTGGCGAAGCAGCGCGGGGTCACGCTCTCGCTCGACGAAATCTACCAGCATTTTCGCGAGGTCCATAGCGACCGCTACACGACCTCTTCACTAAAACTCGAACCCGCGCGCGCCTGAAGCGCCGCGATCCCCGAAGGAGGGAAGCATGGAAGACGAACAGGTATCTCTTTCGAATTTGTGCGGCGGCGCGGTCGAAGAGGTTTTTCAGCGCGAGTGGCATCAGGTGCTGAAGAACGTCGCGGACATCAACACCGATGCGGAGGCAAAGAGAAAAATCACGCTCGAATTCACCATCGCACCATTCGAGGACCGCTCCGGCGCGCAGGTGACGTTCGCCTGCAAGTCGAAGACGATCCCGGCGGAGGCAGTGAAGGGCACGGTATTCCTGCAGCGCAAGGACAACGGCTTTGTGGCGTTTCCGCGCGATCCAAAGCAGGCGCGGCTCTTTGGGAAAGAAGCCGCGGCGAACGACCGCACGAACTGAAGCACCGGGCCAAATCTGAGAGGGAAGAAAGGAAAAAATGGACGAGAAATCAATTCAGAAAATTATCGACATCTCTGCTCCGCACACCGTGGAGCAGGATGGTCTCACTTACGTCGACAAGAACCTGACTCTGCTCGCGCCGAAGGTCGCGCCACTCGTGGCGTGTTCGACGCTGCAGGGTCTGGTGGACCTCATCGCAGCCGGCGTCGACGAAATCGACCAGAAGGACGCTCTCCTGGTCATCGACGATCCGCGCAACCTGTCGCTCGTTTCGAACAAGGGCGACGAGTTCGGTCGCCGGAAAACGTTCGCCTCTTGCTCCTACCCGAAGGAGTGCTCGACGTTCCAGTTCGGAGCGTGGATGAAGCCGGAGTCATTCATCATCGGGGTCCAGCAGGGTTTCCAGCGCGTCAAAATCGAGAACGACGACGGGAAGTTCGCTCCCGATCTGGACTACGTTCTGGGAATCGCTTCGAAGATCACGGCGTCGAACTCCGTCGACCACGAGGACGACGGCATCGCGCAGCGCGTCGCTGTTAAGCAGGGCGTGGCTCTGAAGGCCGAGGCGGTCCTGAAGCCGCTTGTGAACCTCGCGCCCTACCGGACGTTCGCCGAAATCGATCAGGTGGTTTCGACGTTCGTTTTCCGCGTCCGCATCCAGGGAGAGGAAGTGAACCTCGCTCTGTTCGAAGGCGACGGCGGTCGCTGGCGGCTCGCCGCGGTCGCTGCGATTAAGGCGTGGCTGTCCGGCAAAGTCGGAACGATCCCGATCATCGGATGACGACTCGGGGCATCTTCGAACGTCCCGCGCGCAGCGGAGTGTGGTGGATTTCGTACTGTGACGCTGAAGGCAAACGTCACCGGGAAAAAATCGGCCGTCGCTCCGCGGCGCTGGACGCCGTGGTGAAACGCAGGCTCGAAATCGCCGAAGGGCGATTCATTCCGCCGCGCGCAGGAGCTCGCCTGCTTTTTCGCGATCTCGCGCACTCGGCGCTGCAGAACAAGAAACTCCGGCTTGCTCCGCTCTCCTACCGCACAGACGTCGACCGGCTTAAGCAACTTCTCCCACTCATCGGCAACGTCCCGGCGGACCGCCTCACTCCCGCCAGGATCGAGGAAACTCTCGCCGTCCTGAAGGCGCGCGTCAGCAGTTCCACGGTCAACCGTTACAGATCCCTCATCGGCTCCATCTACTCGTTCGCGCTCCGCGCAGGGAAAATCGCGACCAATCCGGTCTCGCGTGTGAAGCGCTTCAAGGAGAACGAGTCCCGGCTCCGTTTTCTGTCGCCCGAAGAAGAGAAGGCGATCCGCGAGGCGTTCGTCGCCGACGTCCACGAGTGGGAGTTCGATCTGGCGCTGCAGACCGGAATGCGCCGCGGCGAGCAGTTCGGTCTGCTCTGGAAGGACGTTAATTGGGAGGCGAAGACTCTCACGGTTCGCGGGAAGACCGGCAGGCGCCACATCAAGGCGAACACGAGCGCCATCGCCGCGCTCAGAAAATTACACGCCGTCACCGGCGGCACGAAGTTCGTTTGTCCCGACCGCGACGAGAATCACACCCGGGACTGGCGGCGGTGGTTTGAGGAGGCGGTGAAGAAGGCGAAGGTCGACGACTTCCACTGGCACGATCTCCGGCACACGTTCGCCTCGCGCCTGGTCATGCGAGGCGTCGATATCCGAACGGTGCAGACGCTGCTCGGCCACAAAAACGTGCAGATGACCATGCGCTACGCGCACCTGTCCGCCGATCACAGCGCGCAGGCGGTCGAGAAAATGAACGAGGAGCCGGAGTGATCCGGGTGGGAAAAAGTGGGTTTCTGAAGGAGGCAACATGGCACCGAAGAACGGGGCGGCGTCGGAACCGTCCAGGCTCTCAATCCGGCTCGAGGATCGGCTCTCGAACTATGCGGCGATCCTGAAGCAGCTGGACGTGGTGCTCGCGGAACTGGAGCCGGACGGTCTCGTGGCGATCGATGTCCGGGATAGGTTCGAGCGCCTGGTGGTCGCCGAGCGAATGCGTGTCGCCAACCTGAGCCGGACCGTGAAGATGGCGTCCGGCAACCCGGCTCTACCGCCAATTACCAAGCCGAACGGGTCCGAAAAAACCGCGAAAAACTCTGGCACCGGAAGTGGCACTCAGAACGGCGCTGCTTTTTCGCGCCTGTAACCCTCGCGTGTTCACGGGGTTAGGGGCGCAAAGTACAACCCACAGGACTACTTGTCCTGTGTTTTGAAGTCAAAAAGGAGGCACTTTGGAGCGCATTAGGCACGGGCAAATCGTGAAGAGGGAGACCCTCGCGCCAATCGAATATCCGCCTCTTGTGGCTGCTCTGGACGCCGAGGGAGCCGCTCACAGGCGATGGGTCTACATGCTCGTCGATCCGCGCGAACTCAATCTGGCGCGCTATATCGGGTGTTCCATCGTGGTCGGCGAGCGGTACCGCAAGCACATCATCGAGGCTCGGAACCCTCACGGCTACTCCAACCCGCGAAAGGTTCTATTCATCCAGCAGCTCCTCTGTGACGGCGTGTTCCCCGAAATGCTCCTCATCGAGGAACTGGCACCGGACGCCGATTTTGTGGCACGTGAGGCCTATTGGATCGAAAAATTCCGCTCGCCAGATCTCACGAACTTCGACCGGCCAGCTCCCACCTGCAGCTACGAGAAGGCCGATTCGAATCCCGGAGCGGTTCACTTTTTCAGGAGGTCTCAATGAAAGACGAAAAACAGGAAGTTCGCGAGCACGATCCGCGCTGCCTGAAGATGGGCGACGCATGGACGTGCGTGGTGGGCTGTCCGGCTTTTCGAATGGGCGCTGTGCCAAAACGAGAGCCGTTCTCTCCGCCGACGCTCAGGAAGCTCACGCGCGAGGAAGCCAAGGCGAAGCTCACCCGGTCAAACGCTATCGATGTTCGGGACGCCGCGGCGGGCGAGCGATGAACTCACGTCGCTCGAATCATCATTTCGATTCGCTTTCCCTCTTGCCAATTGTGGACGTTCGGAATCCGCAGCGCGTCGAACTGCTCGTCCGCGCCTTCCACCACGATCTGGACAAGCGGTCCCTCCTCCAGAGCCTTCACGGTTCCTGCGAGCCGGATCGAGTCCGGTCCCATCCTGACTTCGAAGTCGTTTTTCATCCCCTGCATCCCTCCCAAGGATGCAGGACGCAACCTACCACCGGCCAAATCGCCGGACTGTGCAGAAGTGAACACTCCGATTTTGTCGGGACAAAATACTGAGCAAAGGAGGAAACCATGTCGACGCCAATCATGAAGTACTTCGAGTTCTCGCATCTGCCACCGGCGCTGCAGGAAGTGTCCAAGCCGATCTGCGAAGTCGCGCAGCAGATGGACGGCTCGCTGCCGGACGGGGCGGAAAAATCCGCCGGACTGCGGAAATTGCTGGAGGCAAAGGATTGCTTCGTTCGAGCCAAGCTCGACGCGAAGTGACGGGTTCCGTCTGAGTTCCTGCCCGGAACGATCCAGACGGAAGGGCCGGAGAGGACCAGGGGGTTCCGGCGAGCCTTCTCCTCTCCGGTTCGCGAAATTGGAGGAACTTTTGTGCCGAACATAATCACGGATTTGCAGCAAAACATCTCGCGCGTGGAGGCGCTGATTCCTTCGCTCTCCGAGGTTGCGGCGTCTCACGCGCGCGCGGTCGTCCGCGAGGCGAAGCAGGCGATCTCTCTCAATCAATACGAGGCGATGCGCGAGGCGCTCGACGATCTCGAGGTCATCGCGGTGCCGAAGAGATGACGGCACGCGCTCTGATCTGCGTTTTTCGCGGAGGGCACTCGCTGACGGTGCGGGAAGTTTTCTACTCGAATAGAAAGGCGGAGGGCGATGAACGAAACGAGGTATCCACTTTGTTGGCCAGCGAATTGGAAGCGGACGAACGTGAGGATTCGGGCGCAGTTCGGGAAAGTCCGCGCCTCGAACGCTCCGGGCGGCTACTCGCAAAAGGGGCGGCTCTCGATAGCTGAATCGATGTCGCGGATCGAGGAGGAACTCCGTCGTTTCCGCGTGAAGGAAGAGACGGTGGTGATCTCCACCAATCTTCCAGTGAACATTTACGGCGCGCCGCGCGGCGACCGTGGCGAGCCGTCAGACACCGGCGTGGCGGTTTACTGGCAGATGAAGGGGAAGAGTCAGTGCATGGCCATCGACACTTACGACCGCGTGGCCGACAACCTGGCGGCTGTAGCGGCGACGCTCGAGGCGATGCGCGCAATCGAACGGCACGGAGGCGCCACGATCCTCGACCGCGCGTTTCTCGGGTTCGCGGCGCTCCCCGCCGCCAGGGAGGTCGACTGGAGGGAAATGTTTGTGATCTCTCCCGCTCTCCCGCGAGAGAAGCAGCTGGAGCAGGTCAAGTCTGCTTTCAGGAAGCTCGCCAGCGAACTCCATCCCGACACCGGCGGCGATCACGCGCGCATGGCGGAATTGAACGCCGCTCGCGACGCTGCGCTGAAGGAGCTCGGCGCGTGAGTTACCCGTTCCCGTGGAAGTTCGAAGGCTACCGCTATTCCGATCTGTACCTGATGCGCCAAATCGACGAGGCGCAGGTGCAGCGCGAAATCGTGACGCTGCTCGAGGCGTTCGATATCGACGCGGTTCCGATTGATGCCGGTGGGCGGCGCGCTCGCGGTCGCATGATGGCCGCGGCGAAGTCCGCGGGGATCGAGCTCGGTTCAATCGCGCATGCGAAGACCGGCCACGCGATTCCCGCCGGCTTCTCCGATCTCATCGCGACGCTCGCGCCATCGGGTCGCGGAATCTTTATCGAAGTGAAGGCTCCGGCTTGGATCGGCACCGACAAAAAAATAATCCGGCGTGCAGGCGCGCCTTCACAGGAGCAGCTGGATTTTCTTTTGTCGAAGCACGACCGCGGCGCTCTTGTCCTGGTCGCGTGGAGTTCGCTCGACGTGGAGGAATATCTCGGCAAGGAAGCACTCGCTCTCAATCGGAAGGCGGTCCGCAGGTGAAATTCACAAATTCACCGCTTTTCCTCAGACGGTGGGGTTCCCACGATCCGCGAGCAATGGGACACTCCGCAACCCGCGCGGAGGGCGCGGACAGGTAGATGCCGAACTTTCGCTATGTCGCGGTCTCGCCAGACCGCAGGGAGCAGCACCGGGCCATCGGGAAGGCGCACGCGCTGCACGATTTTCTGATCGACCACCAGACGGATGCCTCGGGGCTGGTCTGGTACGGAAGGGTTATTTCCTACGCGTGGATTCGGTCCAAATGGCTCACCGCTCCGTCAGAGCGCACGCTGGAGCGCCACATGGCTCGCCTGAAGGCCGCGGGTCTCGTGCGCGTGCAGGCGCTGCCTATGCAGTTCGGAATGCGCGTCACGGTGCTCCAGTCCGCGAAGTGGCCGGAGCCGAAGCGCCAGATGGACCTGTTCCCGGCTGCGGACGTCCTGTCGATAACCCGTGGAAAGGCTGTTGGAAAGCGGTGGGGAACCACTGAAAAAGTGGCTAGTAATGGTAGTAATCCTGCCGACAAAAGTGGCGGCACCCTGCCGACAGAAGTGGCGGCGCAAAGCAGTAAGAAGTACAGAGAAGAAACAAACAAGAGCGAGCTCGCTGACGCTCGCTCGGCTCCGGTCCTCGACGATGCCGCTTTCGCGGCTCGCCGACGACTCCTCGCGGAGCAGGCTCGGACTCTCATGGGAAAGGCGAAAGGCTCCTGATATGGAAAACCAAAAGCTCGAGAAGCGATGGCTTGAGGATGCTCGGCAGCAACGGCTCGCCGCCGTAAGAACCCCGAATGACGCGATCCGGTTCATCGAGGAGTTCGGACCGATCCGACCGGAAGAACACAAACCAGTTTTTGCTCTAAGGAGGAGCGATGGCAAAAGGCACCGGGATTGAGTGGACTGACGCGACGTGGAATCCGATTCGCGGATGCTCGCGTGTCTCTGAGGGCTGCAGGAACTGCTACGCCGAGCAGGTGGCTGCTCGCTTCTCCGGTCCGCGCCAACCCTACGAGCATCTCGCGACGTTCAAGGTGATCGACAAAGGTCTCGAAACGGAGCACGTTGAGCCGCGCTGGACCGGCGAGGTCGCGTTCGTCGAAAAACATCTCCGCGATCCGCTCAAGTGGAAAGAGCCGCTCCGCGTGTTCGTGAACTCCATGAGCGATCTCTTTCATCCTGGCGTGCGCGGCGAGTGGCTCGCTGAAATCTTCGAGGTCATGGCGAAGGCTCCGCAGCACACCTACCAGATCCTCACAAAACGGCCAGAGCGAATGTTCGAGGCGCTCGAGGCGGCGGCGTATCCCGAAGTCGCTGCATCGTTCGAGAAAACCTATGGCCAGCCGTGGCCACCGGCGAATTGGATTTTCGGAGTGAGCATCGAGGACCAAGAGACCGCGAATCATCGCCTGCCGATCCTCGCGCGCTGCAGGGCAGCGAAAAAAATGATCTCCTACGAGCCGGCCATCGGTCCGGTCGACTTTCCAGCGGCGATCGGCGGAACTCTTGAATGCTCGGCGTTCGATTGGTTGATCATGGGCGGCGAGTCCGGCCACCGCGCGCGTCCGATGCATCCACAGTGGGCGCGCGAAGTTCGCGTGCTCTGCAACGAACTCGGCATCCCGTTTTTCTTTAAGCAGACAGGCGGACAAAGAACGCACAACGACTACGACTTTCCAGAAGACCTGACGACGGTAAAGGAGTTCCCAGATGCCTAGTGGCAAACACTCCGGCCACGCGCGAGGAGAGAATCACTACCGATGGCGCGGTGGACCTGATCCAGAGCGCAAAAGAGCAAATGCGAAGGCGAGTTCCGCGAGATACCCGGACCGAAGGCGAGCTCGTGAAAAGGTTAAGGACGCGATTCGATCAGGACGTCTGCCTCGCGTTCAACTCCTCGCGTGCTTCGACTGCGGAAAACCGGCTAATCGGTACGATCACTATCTCGGACACGACAATCCTCTCCATCTTCAGGCGGTTTGTTTTCGGTGCGATGGAAAACGAAGCATCGCGCGCGGTGAGCATCGCGGGAAACGACGTTGCAAATCGAAGGAGTTCCCCGAATGTTGAACGTGTGGGTTTCGCTCTCTTTTGTCATCATCGTTTTGGCAGCACCAGTTCGCACCAACTGGAGGGATCGGCGTGGCGAGTTTTCTGATCGAGTACTGCGGGACACCACCTTGCTGGATTGCCGAAGCTCGAATCTCGGCAGCGTTCGACGTTACGTTTCAGAAAAAGCTCACGCAGCGATTCACCTGCGCCGAAGACGCGAAGCACGAGATGCTCCGCCTCGGTCTCTCTCAGGTCTGGGCGGTTAAACCAGCACAATTCGCGGAGGCGAGCGATGTACAAATTTGAAATCGATTCGGGTTCGGTAGTTCGGCTCACTCAGCAGGTTTTGCGCCAGCTGCCATACGCCGCGAACAATGCGATCACGCGAACCGCGAAGGAAGCTGTCGACGCCGGTCAGAAGGAAGTCGCTGCCGATCTGCAGCTCAGAAAGCGGTTCATCCTGAATCGAATTCGGATTTTGCAATACTCGCGAGTCGGAAATCTGGAGGCTGTGATCGGCGTCGACGAGAAGGTGCAGGGAGCGCCTCTGATCCTCGGCTTTCTCGAAGAAGGCGGCACCAAAGAGCCGCAGCACGGACAAGGCATCGCGATTCCGCTCACCGGCGAAGCCGCGCGTCCCACGTTTCCCGATCCGGTCAAGACTTCGCTGCGCTATAAGAATCTCGCCTTCCAGAACAACAAAGGCAAAAAACGCACGTTCATCGTTCCTGAAGTCGGCATCTTCGAGCGCGTCGCATCAGGCGATTCGCCAGATGCCACTGTGCTGATCTACTCGTTCAAACCATCAGCGCCGATCCGAAAGGAAATCAATCTGCGAGAAGTGCTGCTGCAGGTGATCGGCGACCGTTTCGCCGCGATATTTTCTGAGGAGTTCCAGAAGGAAATCATCAAGCGAGCAAATCGATGATCCATCCAAATCTATTTCGCGAAGAGCGCGATGATCCGCCTTTCGATTGCGAATCGTTCACCACCAGCGCGCTCCAGTTCGGGGAACGTGCCGATTGCGACGGGGACGGTCACTACAGATGCGCCGAATGCAAACGGCGTAATCCCAATACTTACATTGAAACGAGCAGCGGGTTCGTTCGAATCCGAGAGGAGTCGCTGTGATCGAACCACCCAAATGGCTGACGCCTGGGCAGGCGCTCGCTCTGTTCTTGGTGGTTTTTGGACTGCTGATGCTGGAGCGGCTCTTTGCCGACATGTGGAAGGCGGCGATCCAATGATTCCGCGTGACGATCAGTTCGACGTTTACGTTTCTGAGCATGCCGTCGCAGAAGTGTGGCGCGGAGATCACCTATCGTGCGCGCAGATGTTCGGTGTCGATTGGGACGGTTCGATTTACTCTCTGCCTCATGCCGCCATGTTCGAGGCACCTGCAGCACCGGAGCAAGCACTCACTTCCAGCGCCGCTGTGGATGAGCCGTCGCGCTGGCGCTGTGCGCTGCATTGGCTGTGGCATGCGCGCGCTGTGTGGCTGTGGGTGGGCTGGATGGTGGGGCTGCTGGCGGGGCATTGGGCGAGATGATGGGCCGATCCGATGCTCGCGCGATCTCGCAGGGTCCTCCCCGTGGGGTGGGCCGGACGCGGGTGACGGCGACCGCGAAATATGACCTGCGACCGAATTTTCTGGACGGATTTGGTTTTTCAATTTCGCGGAGTCAGCAGTGACCAGCTACTACCGACGTCATCGAGCGCAACAGATTGAAAACGCACTACGTTGGCAGAGAAAAAATAAGAAGCGGGTCCGCGAATTGGCTCTCGCTTACTACTACCGGAACAGAAAAGCAGCGCTCCGACGTCGTCGGCGTTACGCGCAGACTGCGGCAGGCAGACGCGCTTCTCTCAGGGCCGCGAAAAAAGCGCGGCGGCGATTTCCGGGGAAGTACCGCGCGCGCCGCAAACTCTACAACGCGATTCGGCGCGGAGAGATCAAGCGGCGTCCCTGCAGGGTTTGCGGTCGCAAGGCGCAAGCGCATCACCCGGATTACCGGAAGCCGTTCAAGGTTCGTTGGCTCTGCAGGATGCACCACATGCGAGAGGAAAATCATCGATGAAAATCCAGATGTGGACCGTCGACAAGGTCACACCGTACAAAAAAAATCCGCGACGCAACGAGGAGGCTGTCGAAAAAGTAGCGCTCTCGCTGAAATCGTTCGGTTGGAAGCAACCCATCGTCGTGGACAAGGACGGCGCGTGATCATCGTGGGCCACACGAGACTGCTCGCCGCGCTCCGGCTCGGAATGAAGGAGGTGCCCGTCCTGGTCGCGACCGATCTTTCACCGGCACAGGTGAAGGCTTACCGCATCGCCGACAACAGGGTTCACGAAGAGAGCGAGTGGGACGAGGAACTTCTCGCGCTCGAACTCGGTGATCTCGCAAAGCTCGGCTTCGATCTGACAGCTACCGGGTTTGACGCGGACGAGCTCTCGGCTCTGCTCGAGCAGGAGAAGGGCGGTTTGCTCCCGGATGCGGAAGAGGACGCGGTCCCGGAAACGCCGTCGAAGGTGACGACGTATCCCGGCGAGGTGATCGTGCTCGGCAAGCACCGGCTGATCTGTGGCGACTCCACCGATCCGTTTGTCATCGAAAAACTGTTCTCCGGGGACAAGGCCGACGCCGTTTTCACCGATCCGCCGTACAACGTGAACTACGAAGGCACCGCCGGGAAAATCAAAAACGACAACATGGAGGATTCGAAATTCCGCGGCTTCCTGCTCCGCGCCTACAGCGTCATGTTCCGCGTGGTGAAACCAGGCGGCGCGGTTTACGTCTGCCACGCCGACACCGAGGGGCTGAATTTTCGGAGCGCGTTCGTCGAAGCAGGTTTCAAACTCTCGGGCTGTCTCATCTGGTGCAAGGACGCGATGGTCCTCGGGCGCTCGGACTACCAGTGGCAGCACGAGCCGATTCTTTACGGGTGGAAGCCGGAAGCGCCGCACAAGTGGTACGGGGATCGGAAGTCCACGACCATCGCGGAGTTCATGCTTGAGGCGCCAGTCACCAAAGTGGAGGACGGCGTCTACCGGCTCCGGCTCGGCGATCAGTGGTACCAGATCCGCGGCGAGAAGATCACCGTGGAAGAACTCCAGACAACCGTGGTGCGCGTCCCGCGCCCGAAACGGAATGAGGATCATCCGACGATGAAGCCGGTCGCGCTGATCGAGAAGATGCTTCGCAACTCGACGAAAAAGAACGACCTTGTGTTCGATCCGTTCGGCGGCTCCGGCTCGACTCTGATCACCGCGGAAAAACTCGGCCGGACCGCCTACCTGTGCGAGCTCGAGCCGAAGTTCTGCGACGTCATCGCCATGCGGTGGGAGCAGGCTACGGGAAAGAAAGCAAAGAGGGAGACACGCCAATGATGAAAATCAGGCTCGCGGTCCGCGACGGCGGTCACGTCACGGACGTCGAAATTCCGCCGTTCCAAACCTTCCCCGAGGTAGTCGTTTGGGGCCAGCGCTTCTTTTCGTTCCACTCCGAGCTCTCTGGCGACGGGGAGCCGTGCGCCGCGGAGTACCGTGAGGTGTTCGCCTACTGGATACCGCCGCTGATCCCGGGGCAAGAGCCAATCAGCCGGTAGCCATCCATGCCGACCGTCTCCGTCGAAAAAGTCGCCGGGTTTCTGAATCTCACTCCGCAGCGCGTTCAGCAGCTCGTGAAGGAGGGGATGCCGCGGGAATCTCGCGGCGAATACGACGCGATCAAGTGTGCCGGGTGGTACATCCGGTATCTGCAGAACGCGCTAGAAAAGAAAGCCGTGCCCACGCTCGAGGGAGGTTTCGTCGGAGAGCGCGAGGAGCGCATTCGATTGCTCCGCGCCGATGCCGATCTGAAGGAAATGGAACTCGCGAGGCAGCGCTCGCAATACGTGGCGCTCCCGGACGTCGAGAAAACGCTCACCGATCTGGTGCTGACCACGAAGGCTCGCATCCTGGCGATCCCGCCGCGGCTCGCACCGGAGCTCGTGGGCGAAACACAGCGCACGATGATTCAGGCCAAACTCGAGAAGGCGTGCGTCGAAGCGCTCGCCTACCTCGCGAAAGCGATCCCCGATCATGGAAGTTCAGTCACACCCGAGCGCCCTAAGCAATCTTGAGGCGGTCCGGGTCCGCGCGCTCGCTCTCTTCGAGCCGCCGCCGGACATCACGATCTCAGAGTGGGCGATCAACAATCGCGTGCTCCCCAAAGGGACGACCTCGCGCCCTGGTCCGTTCAAGCCGGAGAAATTCCAAATCGAAATGATGAACGTGATTCTCGATCCCGCCGTCCACGAGGTGGTGATCCAGAAGAGCACGCAGGTGGGCTACTCGGACGCCGTGATCAATAACATCTGCGGCTACTTCATCGACGCCGATCCGAAGCCGATCATGCTCGTGCAGCCGACCATCGACAACGCAAAGGACTACGGCAAAAAAAGAATCACGCCGATGATCGAGCACTGTCCGGCGCTCCGGGAAAAAATCAAACCGCCGACTTCGCGGCGCGCGGGGAACACTCTCGCGCTCAAGGAATTTCCCGGCGGCTTTCTTAAACTCACCGGCGCGAACTCCGGCGCTGGTCTCAGGTCCGATCCTGTGCCTGTGGTGCTTTTCGACGAGGTCGACGGCTACCCTCTCGACGTCGACGGCGAAGGCGATCCCATCGCCATCGGCACGCGCCGAACGGACGGATTCGCGGATTGGAAAATCGTGAAGGGTTCAACCCCGGCGAAGCCGAAGGGGATCAGCGCCATCGAGCGCGATTTTCTCCGCAGCGACATGCGGCGCTTCAGAGTGCCGTGTCCGTTCTGTGGTCACCGTCAGGCGCTCCGGTGGAGCGAACCAATCGATCCGAAGAATCCAGAGGCCGGCAAGAAGTACCGCCTGGTCTACGCGGTCGATGCTGACGATCTCGTGGAAGCCGGGAGCGTGGGTTATCTCTGCGAGGGATGCCAGAAGAAAATCCCCGAACGCTACAAACAGCAAATGCTGAATTCCGGGGAGTGGGTCGCTGAATTTCCCGACCGTCCGGTGGTGGGGTTCCACATCAACGCGCTCTACTCGCCGTGGCGCGAAAACTGGAGCGCGCTCGCTCAGGAGTGGCACGAGGCGAACAAAGAAGGCAACCCAGAGAAACTTAAGGCGTTCATCAATCTCCGGCTCGGCGAGACGTGGGAAGAGCAGGGCGACTCCGTCGAAGCGGTCACTCTGAAATCGCGGCTCGAAAGTTATCAGGCCGAAGTCCCCGCCGGGATCGGCGTGCTCACCGCCGCGGTCGACGTTCAGTCGGACCGGCTCGAGGTGGTGGTGAAGGGATGGGGCGCGGGAGAGGAATCGTGGCTCATCGCCTACCAGCAAATCTTCGGCGATCCGGGACAGGAGACCGTGTGGAACGATCTGGACGGGTTTCTGTCGACGTCGTGGGAGACGGCGTCAGGTCGCCTGGTGAAAGTGTCCTCGACGATGATTGACTCGGGCGGCTTGCACACAGACTCCGTCTATCGCTACGTTCGCGCGCGCCAGCACCGGCGCGTGTTCGCTTTGAAAGGCTCCAGCGAATCCGGGAAGGAAATTCTCGGCAAGGTTTCGACGAACAACAAATATCGCGTGCGGCTTTACATCGTGGGCGTCGACACCGCGAAGGATCGAATCTTTGCGCGGATGAAAATTCCCGCCGCCGGTCCCGGCTACATGCATCTGCCCGACTTCGCCGAGGACGAGTACCTCGCGCAGCTGACGTCAGAGAAAGCCGTTCGCCGGTACCGCCGCGGCAAGGGCACGATCCGGGAATACATCAAGACGCGCGCTCGGAACGAGGCGCTCGACCTCGAGGTCTATTCCCTCGCGGCGCTCTACGTCATGGGCCAGCAGACTGTCCGGCGGCTCGGGCAGCTCGCCGAGGCGATTGGCGAACCTCCAACCGATCCCGAACCGGGGCAAGGCGGCGGCTCTGGTGGGGCTACGGGCGGTCAGGGCGGTCCCGCACGGCGGTCAGGCGGCGGCTCCTCGTGGGTTCAGGGCTGGCGCTAAAGCCGGTCAGGGTTATCGCCACAGTTTCGCCTTAATCGATTGGAACGTCTGACGTGTCTGATTCCACAAAGAACTGTACTTTCTCTCTGTCTAGAGCTAACCTGAAATCGTAGTAAGTGCTTACTTCGATTCTGGAGGCTGGAAATGAAGTCGCTCCCAAAAACGAAAACGACGAAAAGCGGGTTGGTTGTCTACCTCACTTTCAATCGCAAGGGCCGTCCCGTCTACGTCTCAATCCCAGAGGGCAGATAAGGAGAACTTATGAAATACATGCTCGAAATTGAAATGGCTCAAGTAAACCTGGTGGTGGGCGTAGCGGTCGATTGCTTCTCCGGGAAGGGCATCGAGGAACTCGCGAGGGAAGTCCGGGCCATCGATCCGAACGCGCAGGAATTCTGGAAGATTCAGACCGGCTGCAACGGCGGCGTCGCCGAAGTCCTCGACGTCGCGATGCCGGTCGCTCGCAAGGTGGTAGATGCGGTCCGGGAATACGTCGGTCGCGAAAAGGCTCGCATCGCAGCGCGCCGCGTCCTGAATGAGCCGATGGGTTATCGGTCGCGGAGCGCCCGGTGAAACTCTTCGCCGCCATCCTCGTTCTCGCGACGTTCTCATCCGCGAGCCGGGACTTTGTTTCTGAACTCCGGGCGCACGAAGGCGACTCCTACTCGGATGTCACCTGCTCGGCGCTGATCACTCGCTCCGCTCACCGTGGCGAGTGCAAGGCGGCGGAGATATGGAACGGATGCGGCGGCGAGCTCTCGCTGGTGGAGGAAGTCCCCGCGTGGAGCGAACTCCGCGACCTCAAGTCCGGCGACGTCCTCGTGGTGGGCGGCGCTCACGTCGCAGCGTATCTCGGCGGCGGCGAGTTCATCGATTCAACCCCGGAGCGCGGCGTCTCGCGCTTCACGTCAGTCAATCCGAACGATCCGTGGTATTCGAAGCGCGTTCGCGTGCTTCGCTGGAGGACAAATTGATCACCAATCGCCAATGGCTCGCTTTCTCCACTTTCGACATCTGAGAAAGTCTCTTGTATTGGTGGCATGGGGTTTCGCCTTATCTTTTTGTCCAATGCCACCGATCATTCCCGATGTCGTGCCTTCGCACTTCCCGGCGGGAACGACGGTGAAATTCACTCGCTCGCTGGACGACTTTTCTCCGGCGGATGGGTGGGCCTACACGATCTACCTGAACGGTGCCACGCAGAAGTTCAACAAAGCCGCGACGTCCCCGAACGGAATCTTCGAAATCGAATTTACCCCGACCGACACCGCCAATCTCCCGCCAGGTCCCTACCGCTACGCGGAACGGCTCACGAACTCCGGCACCGGGGAGGTTTACGACATCAACGGCGACTCGCTCGTGATCAACATCGAAGCGAACGTTGCCAGCTCTCCGGCTGGCGTCTACACCACATGGGAAGAGCAAACGCTCGCGGTGGTGGAGGCGGCGCTCAAAGGCCGGCTCACTTCGGACATCGCGTCGTACCAAGTCGCCGGTCGCGCGGTGAACAAAATTCCGATTCAGGACTTGCGTCGCATCCGCGGCGAACTGAAGGCGGCGATCTGGCGGCAGAACAATCCCGGGAGGCTCGGCGTCCCGTATGAAGTTCAGTTCTCTCCCGATCCTGAAATCGCCGAATTCCCACCGACGTGGCAGGACGTCACTGGACTGCAAAATTGAGGCAGAACTTTCTACGTCGCGCCGCCGCATGGATCACCGGGACGCGGACCGTCACGGTTTATCAGGGCGCGCAGGGCGGACGCCTCACGCTCGACTGGATTGCTTCGATCCTCTCCGCGGATCAGGAAATCAAAGGCAATCTTCGCCTGCTCCGGGCGCGCGCGCGCGAGCTCTCCCGTAACAATCCCGTCGCGAAGTCCTACATCAAGCTCCTGGTCGCGAACGTCCTCGGCGAGAAGGGCATCGGCTACAAGCCGCAGGTGCGGAACAACGACAAGAGTCTTAACTCCGCGTTCAACACGAAAATTGAGACCGCCTGGTGCGAGTGGGCGAAAAAAGGAAACTGCACTGCAGACGGAAAGCTATCGCTCCGCGCGGTGCAGAACCTCGTGCTGAAGACCGTCGCCACTGACGGCGAAATCTTCATCCGCCGGATTCGCGGGTTCGACGGAAATAAATTCCGGTACGCGCTGCAGCTGATCGATCCCGATCAGGTCGACCATCTCTATTCGCGCGCCGCGTCGAAAGGCGACAACGAAGTCCGCATGGGAGTCGAGGTCGACCAGTGGTCTCGCCCGGTCGCTTACTACGTCAACCGGCAGCATCCGTCTGATCTAGGCGGTTCGCTCCTGCGCGAGCGAATCCCCGCGGACCAGATCCTTCACATCTACGATCCCGAGCGCGTGCAGCAGACTCGCGGGATCACATGGTTTCACCCGTGCATGCTCGAGCTCCGCATGCTCGGCGGATACGTGGAGGCCGAGCTCGTGGCGGCGCGCACCGGCGCTGCGAAGATGGGTTTCCTCAAATACACGGACGCATCCGCGTTCGAGGAACCGAACGCCGACGCCGCGTCCGGCGGTCGCTACCGGATCGAGGCGCAACCCGGAGTGATCGAGACGCTCCCGCCTGGTATGGACTTCACGCCGTGGAACGTCGACCACCCCAACGGCGGCTTTCCGACGTTTGTGAAGGCGCTTCTCCGTTTCATTTCGAGTTCGCTCGGCGTCTCCTACAACGCGCTCGCCTCGGACCTCGAAGGCGTCAACTACTCGAGCATGCGGTCCGGTCTGCTGATCGAACGCGATCAGTGGAAGATGCTGCAGTCGATGATGAAAGAACAATTCATGCAGCCGATCTTCGAGGACTGGCTCTCGCTCGCGCTGCTCTCCGGCTCGCTCGTTCTCGACTCTCGCGATCCCAATCGCTTTCTCGAGGGAAAGTGGGAAGCGCGCGGGTGGATGTGGGTCGATCCGCTTAAGGACGTGCAGGCCACGATTCTCGGCATCGGCGCGGGTCTCACTTCGCGCGATGCAGCGATCTCCGACCAGGGCGGCGACGTCGAGGAAGTCCTCGAGCAGCTGGCCGAGGAAAAGAAAATCGCGGAAGGTCTGGACCTCGACATCAACGTCGGGGCGAAGCCTCCGGTGGTGGACAAGGGTCCGAAGGACACGGTCGACGACGGCAGCGAGTCCGAAGGCGACGAGACTGCCGGTGGCGACGGAAAGAAATCTGCGGTCCAGGCTCCGCGCCGCGTGACCGTGCTCGGGAGGAGCAAATGAAAAGCAAGACGGAAGAAGTTCGCAAGCTCGGGGACAAACTCCCGATGCTGATGCGCGAGTTTGAAGTTCTCGAAATGGTTCCCGTCGCCAAGAGAGAGAAAAAAGTTTTGTCGCCGGAGGAAGTCGCGGCGCGCGCGCTCCGCAAGGCCGAGCACGAACGGAAGAAAGCCGCCGGCGAGCCGGTCGACGATGACGAGGACACCGAGGACGACGAGTCCGGGGAGAACGCCGCCGACAATAGCGACGAGTCGAAAGGCCGCGACGAGGACCGTTTCGCGATCTCCATCTCTTCCGAGTTCCCGGTCGCGCGGTGGTTTGGAAACGAAATCCTCGACCACTCTTCGGGGTCCGTCGACCTCTCCCGCGCCAAGCGCGGACTGAGTTTTCTCGACTCGCACGATGCGAAGGCAGTGATCGGCATCGTGGAGAAGGTGAAGGTTGGCGACGATAAAAAACTTCGCGGTGAAGTGCGGTTCAGTCGGAGTGCTCCGGCGCAGCAAATCAAAACGGACATTCAGGACGGGATTCGGCGCTTCATCTCTGTTGGCTACATGGTGAACGAGTACACGCTGGAAAAGTCCTCGAAAGAGGAAGGCGACACGTACCGCGCCACCAAGTGGATGCCGATGGAGGCGAGTTCGGTGGGCGTCCCCGCCGATCCGACCGTGGGAAATGACCGCGCTGTTGGGGACGCGACATACCCGGTCACAGTTCGAGGCAGTGTCACTCCGGCTAACGAGCCGAATCTTAAGGAGGTCAAAGTGGAACCAGTTACGGCAGCACAGCAAGTCACCGATTCCCGGACCGCCGCGGCTGAAATCATTCGGCTCGGCAAGCATCACGGGATCGATCAGGAGCGCGTCGCAGAGTTCGTTGCGAACGGGAAATCCGTCGACGAATTCTCGCGGTTTGCTCTCGACGAAATCTCCAAGCGCGGCGGGAAACCGCTCGCTCAACCCGGAGCCGAAGGCGAGGACCGTCTGGACCTCACCGAGCGCGAACAGAAGCAATACAACCTCGCGCGCGGGATCATGGCGTCGGTCCGCAACATGGAAGCGCCCGAGAAGCGCGAAAACTCTTTCGAGATGGAAATCTCGGATGAAATCGCGAAGTCGTACAAGGGCGCGCGTCACGGCGGCATTTTGGTGCCGTGGAGCATCCGCCATGCATGGACTCCCGAACTGCAGAAGAAGTTCGGTCCGGTCCTGAAGCAGCGCGCGGGTCTCGACTCCGCGACGTCCGGCGCTGGCGCTGAACTGAAATTCACCGAGCCTGGTGAATTCATCCAGTTCCTGTACAACCAGATGCGCGTGAAGGAACTCGGCGCGCGCACCATCGCGGGTCTCCGCGACAACGTGTCCTATCCGAAGCAGACCGGCAACGCGTCCGGCTCGTGGGTGGGTGAAAATCCCGGCTCCGATGTTGCGGACTCCGCGCTGACGCTCGGCTCCATCGCAAGCTCTCCGAAGACCTACCAGTCCTCGACGAGCTATTCGCGTCAATTGCTC